AGACAGCAGTTCGAGACGCCATAGCCGCCTGGGAGGCCCACATTGCTAACCCCCTCCATGATAGAACGCCGCCTCCGCGACATGTCGAAGATGGTCAAGCTCCGCCGCCAGAAGCTGAAGACCTCCTACGCCCTAGTCACCTATGAAAACGGCATCTCCACCATCACCCTCCCGCCCGACAACGACGACGACTACGACCTCCGGACCTTCCTGCACGAACTCTGCCACCTCTCCCTCTCCGCAGAACTCAACATCTGGAACGAAACCCTCCAGGAAATCTTCCTAGAGCGCGTCCTGGAGCCCCAGCTCATGAAATTCATCTACGACTACCCTTCCAAACACCGCTGGTGGCTCTCCCGCCTGAAGGACCTCTCCAATGCCGCGCAATAACCTCTGGCTTTCCCTGGCCCTCGGCCCCCAGCGTGCCCAGCAAGGCCCACCACAGCCCCGCCTAGCCCCTGAACTGGGCGCCTTGGACTCCAACAGCCCCCGCGCGCGCACCATAGCCGCCCTCCAGGCCCGCCTGGAAGCAAATCAGGCCAATTCCGGCCACTGGATTGACAACAGCCCCGGCGGCCGCCAACAAACCGCCCTCCGCAACATGCCCGCCGCCGAGAAAGCAGCCCACTGGGGCAACATCGGCCTCGGAATCGCCTCCATGGGCCTCGCCGCAGCCGCCTCGCCCAACATCGCCCAGGCCCACGAGCAAATCCTCGCCCGCAACAGCCCGGCCTTCGAGCAATACCTCTCAGAAAGTCCCGGCAATCCCCACATCGGCGGCGTCACCAGCAACCACGCCCTCTCTGCCCAGCAGCAGTGGCTCCGCCAACAGGCCGAACAAGCCGGCCTCAGCTTCCGCACCCAATCCCTCTCCCAGATGGCCGCCAACCGGCCCCTGCCCACGCCCGACCCAGCGCCCTACTCCGACTTCTCCACCAACCACCTCGACATCTCCCAGAACCCACAGGCCCAACTCTTCGCCCAGAAGCTCTCCTCCGGCACCCTAGACCCACAGCTGGGCTTCGAGAACCGCATGTCGGTCGCGCGCACCCTCGACCCAGCCATGGCACCACCCGACCCCACAGACGAATTCTCCCCGCCCATCTCCAGCGGCCACGACCCACGCACGCCCTTCACGCGCGTCCGTGACTCCTGGGCACCCGGCACCCTGGAATTCGGCGACGCCTTCGACTCCTGGCGCACCGACACCGGAGAACTGGCCCCCACCACCGACTTCTTCCCCCTCTACAGCCAGTCCCACGACATCAAGAAGGGCGGCTGGCAGGGAGAAGCACTCACCGCCCGCGGAACCCGCCCCAAACTGGCCTTCACACCGAAGCCCGCCAATACCGGCGGTAGCCGCTACATCGACGCAGCCTTCGCAGACGCCGACGCCCTCACCGCCGGCAAGAAGCTCCTCTACCTCGACGAGCCCCTCCGCCCAGAAGTCGAAGCCGACCTACTCTCCCGCCTCCAGAAATCCTCCACCTCCCTCACCCGCGCCGGCAACAGCCGCCCCATCTTCGACATCCTCACCCGCAACGGCATCCGCGACAAAGACCGCGACGCAGCCATCGGCGCCCTCCGCTCCGGAACCTTCCCCAGCGGTCTGCCCTCCCGAGCCAGCATTGACCTCCTTGACGCCATCTGGCCCAACAAACAGGTCGGCACCCGCTTCGTCCGCGACGTGCACGGCTACCACGGCGGCTCTGGCAACGCCCGCGGCTACCTCCTTCCCCAAGTCCCCGGCGCCCCAAAAACCCAGGGCCTCTCCAACCGCAAATACCACCGCCTCTTCGACCCGCCCATCCCCCAGCCCGCCGAGGTCTCGGGACAGCCGAAGCGCCCCTTTGACATGACCGGCCAGCCTAACGCCGGCGGCGCGGTCTTCCGCGCCCCTAAGACTGGCATCAAACTCGACCTCTCCACATGGGACCAGCGCGGCATAGACCCTGAGCGGACAGGCAATTTTATCGACAGCCACCCAGACTACTTTGACGACATCTACCGCTCATTCGACCGCCCAGTCAACGAGGACGCCCTACACCAGCACCTTACATCTGGCGGCGCACTCGCCGACAACCTAGACAAGCATATGATAGAGCGGACCAACAACACCACCGCTGCACATGTGCGTAGACTAGACCTTGCATCCTCCCTAGTCAGCGGAGCAGCTGCTGCCCGTGGAGTACAGCGCACAATCAAGCCAGACATCAAGTCATATAACAGCTATCATGGCATGGGTGGCGATGGGGGCTTCTTCAACTTCCCAACGCCACTAGCTCCAGCAGGGCGCATCGGCATTGGCTCTGGTGCCGGCCTTTCACAAGGCTTAGTAGTCGCCGGACATGAGCTGCAGCATGCCATAGACTGGCATACCAAGCACCCTGCGGCTAAGGTCGCCTCTACGGAACGGTGGATTGGCCCAATTGAGGCGCGGGCAGAAGTGGCGGCGTCGCTTACCCGCACCAAGTTGGGGCTAGGACCAGACGCAGCCAATACTACGCAACGTATACCACTACGCCTAAAGGCCATGGGAAGTTTGGAGGCCCCTGAGCTCTGGGACCTGAGCCCAATAGAGCGTGCCAAGCTAGAGGACCTGATTGCCAGATATAGGAAGCACTACGCATGGTGAACTGGCCCCTAGAGGACGAGCGCCAGCTCCTAGCCTGGGCCTGTCAGGAGAACTTCGAAACCTTCTGCCGTGTCGGCCTGGGCTTCACCCACCCAAAGAACAAGAAGGGCCGCTGGTGGAGCGATGAGGTCCACCAGCCCCTCTGCGCTTGGTTCCAGGAACAGGTCCTCGACTGGCTCGAACATCGCCACGAGCGCCACAGCCGCAAGTTCATCGGCATCCTGGTCCCGCGCGCCTGCGCCAAGTCCCTCCTCATCACCCAGGCCGGCATGCTTTGGGCACACCTGCGCGACCCAAACCTCTCCACCTACCTCGGCAACGAAAAACTAGAGCTGGCCGAAGCCTTTCTCGGCACAGTGAAGAAGTGGCTGGAGGGCACAGAAGACGAATACTGCTTGTTCAACTGGCTCTATGGCGTGTGGCGCGGCGACACTGGCAAGTGGCGCTCCGACAGCATCGTGCACGGCGCCCGCCGGCACGAGCGCTCGGAGCCCAGCTTCGGCGTCTGGTCCCCCAACAGCGCCCTTACCGGCCGCCATCCAGACATCGTCTGCATGGACGACTTGGTCAGCTACGACGCCCTCAAGAAAGACATCAACTGGTTCGAGTACGCCTACAGCCACATGACCGACCTCATCCCCGTAGTCGAATCCAACGGCCTAGTCATCCTAGTAGGCACCCGCTACTCCGACGCAGACCCCTTCGGCCGCAGCTTCAAGTCAGACGGCATCCGCACCCTGGCCGGCCACACTGACTTCGACGAATACAAGGCCATCCCGGCCGGCCGCTGGCACGTCTACTTCCTCTCTGGCCGCAAACAGCCCACACCAGACTACCCCACGGGCGAGCCAGCAATTCCCACAGTCTGGCCAGAAAACGAAATCCTCTTCTACGAGTCCCGAGACCCCATCAAAGCGGCCTCCCAAATCCTCAACCGCCCCCGCGCGCACAAGCTCCGCGCCATGACAGAAGAGCAATTCGACAGCCTGCGCATCGACAAGCTGCCCGACCCAAAGACCTGCACAGTAGTCTTCCACCTGGACACCGCCTTCAAGTCCAACAAGAAGCTGGCCGGAGGCTCCGAAACCGCCCTAGCTGTCTGTGCGCATCATGACCTGGAGCCCGGCCGCCTGACCGTCATCGACGCCCACTGCAGCATCGCCCATCGGGCCGAGACATTCGCCGACCTCATCATTGACCGTTACCGGACCTGGACTGCCCGCGGCTACACAGTGGCCGGCATCACCGACGAGGCCGAAATGGCCGGCAAGGCCGGCCTCTGGTTCCAATACCTGTCCGACCGCTTCATCGACGCCAACCTAGAGATGCCCACGCCCTACACCTTCCAGCGCCAAACGGGCGAAAAGAAGGAAGTGCGCATCGCCGCAGCCATCCACTTCGTCGTCGCCGGCCAGGTCAAGTTCTACAACGGTTGCGAGGCCATCCTCAACCTCCGAGACCAGCTGGCCAACCACCCGAACGCCTTCCCCAACGACTTGGCCGACTGCTTCGCCGACACATTCAGCCCGGAATTCTTCACTGGCTTCCTGCCGCGCCTCAAGGCCGTCAAGGAACCCTACCAGTGGGGCGCGCACGAACAGCGCCTCAAGAAGGGCTGGAATCCCGACTATGATACAATAGACCGAGACGAAGCCTCAATCCGTCCACCCATTCGACGGGGGTCGCCTGGCACCGATGCCTCCTCGGTGCAGGTGCCGTTCTCGGAGCGCGGCGTGGCGCCCCCGTCTTTCTTCCCCGGAGAATCATGGCAAAGATAATCAGCTGGGACCTAGAAATCCGTGACCCAGTCTCCGGAACCGAAGGGGGCTGGGACGCCGCGCGCAACGGCGACTGCGGCATCTCCGCCCTGGGGGTCTTCGACTCCGAAACCGACCGCTACCATCTCTACGGCTCCGACACTCTAGACGCCGCGGTCGACCACCTGAATAGCGCCGACCTCCTGGTCGGCTACAACACCCTCAACTTCGACTGCAACGTCCTCTTCGGCGTCACCGGCCGCTACATCACAGTCCCCCAGTATGACATCCTCGCGGAAATCTGGAACGAGCTCGGCACCCGCAAGAAGGGCTACAAACTCGACCAGGTCGGCCTGGCCACCATCGGCATCGGCAAGTGCGGCACTGGCGAATTCGCCACCGCCCTGGTCGCAGAAGGCCGCTGGGCAGAACTCTTCGACTACTGCTTGGGCGACGTACACCTTGTACGCAAGCTCTACGACCACATCGTCGACTGCGGCTTCATCAAGGGTGCTGATGGTGTCGAGCTCCCCCTGAACAAGCCCGTCTATCCGGACTACGCCTAATGGGCAACTATGTGCAGGCCCCAGGGGCCAACCCTGACCTCGACCTCATCAAGCTCTTCGACAGCTTCAACCAGGACTCCGTGGACTATGTCCGCGATAAGTACAACGCCTGCAAGACCTGGACAGACGCCTTCAACGGCTACTACACCGGAAAAATCGCCCTTCACCTGAACGACATCACGCTGCCCTTGGTCTTCTCGACCATCGAAGCAGACGTGGCCCGTAAGGTGAACACGCTCTTCGGCGCCTGGCCCATCGTCTCCTTCCACGGCTTCCCCGCGGGCGCAGAGTCCATCGCCAAGAAGAACGAACTCCTCGTCAACCTCCAGCTCAAGGAGTGTGACAGCCTCCGTAAGGCCGTCCGCTTCTTTACGCTCGCCGACATCTGCGGCACCGCCGTAGCCCAAGTCGGCTGGTCGCACATCCAGCACCTGCGCCAGTTCCGCACCTATGTCCCGGGCACCACAGAAATGATTGAAGTCCGGGACATGGTCACCGAGTTCGACGGCCCCAACTGGGACATCGTCGACCTGCCCGACTTCCGCCCAGAAGCTGGCAAGCTGCACATCAAGGACATGTCCCGCTACGGCATCCGCTACTACATGGACTTTGATGACATCCTGGAAATGAACTCCGCAGACGGCTTCCAATCCTTCCGCCCAGAAGCCATCAAGCTCCTGTCCGAGACAGGCATGCCCTCCATGCGCGGCCGGGATGAGTTCCTCTCCTTCAATCGCAGCGGCTCCTTCCAGGAATACCTGCAGCGCCAGACCAGCTCCACCTTCGCCAAGCCAGTCGAAATCTTCGAGTGGCGCGGCCTGGTCCCCATCGAGTTCGCCCCTGACGGCGTGCGCAACCGTGTCGTCACCATTGCCAACGGCCGCGTCGTCTTGCGCAACGACCCAGACAAGCTCCTCCTCAACCGCCATCGCATCGTCCACTACAGCCCCACACCCGACCCCAGCCACTTCGTCGGCATCGGCAAGGCACAAATCGCGGAGCCCCTCCAGGCCGCGGCAAGCCGCTTGGTCAGCCAGAAGCTCGACACCCTGGACTTTGCCAACAAGCCCGCCTTCGTCGGCCAGCAGGGCCTCATCGGCACCCAGAACATGGTGGTCAAGCCCGGAAAGCTCTTCCAGCTCAACACGCGTGGCAAGAGCATCCAGGAGGCCATCATGCCCCTGCCAGTCAACTTCCAGGGCTTCGACCGGGCCATGGAGGAAATCGGCTTCCTGGACCGCATGATACAGAAGGGCACCGGCATCGACGAGGCCGGCATCATGGGCATGGGCGGCCCCGACCGCCAGACCGCCACCCAGTTCCAGGGCCAACAAGAAGCGGCCACCACCCGCCTGGCCCTCGAAGCCTTGCTGGCCTCTGTGGATGTGGTCGAGCCGCTAGCCGAACTGTTCCGCGACATGAACAAGACCATGCTCCCACTGCCGAAGCAGTTCAGCCTCATCGGCACCAAGAGCATCCTGAATCCCATCACTGGCATGCCGATGCCCCCTGAAGAGGGCATCATCACCATGCCGATGGAACTGAACCACAGCTGGTCAGCCAAGGCCTTCGGCCCCATGTTCATGCTGACCAAATCCGCGCAGCGCGCAGATGCCCTACAGCTCTCGCAAATCATGATGGCCAACCCAGTCTGGATTCAGTCCGTGAACTGGATTGCCATGGCCCGCAAACTCTTCGCCCTCTACGACTGGGACGCGGACGAGATGCTGGTCCAGATGCCTCAGATGCAGCAGCTGGCCTCCATGATGGGCATGAACCCCCAGCAGGCCCTTGGCCAGACCAACGCAGACCCCGGAGCAGCGATGGGCGCAGCTGGCCCCGGCGGTGAACCCGACAGCGCCCCCACCAAGGGAGGTCCCAATGGCTGAGTTTAGCTCCAAGCAGGCATTCGTACAGGACATGCAGGCCATGTTTCGCACCGAGGGCTGGCGGAAGTACTTCGCCCCAGAGCTGGCTCGGCTGCGGGCACAGAAGATTGACGAAATGGTGTACGCGGCTGCTGACCCGCTTGGTATGGTCGGGCTGCGAGAAGCCATCAAGGTGCTCGATGAGCTGCTGAACCTTGAGGCTTCTGTGCGCGTTGATGCGGCTGCTGTCCGCAACGACCCAGAGGAAGCAGCAAATGTGGTACACTCCACCCCAGATGCAGACGCAGACCTGTTTTCCGCTGTACAGAAGTAACCCCAAACCGCTGGGTCTACCCCAGCTGGAGCCACAATGCCTCTTGACGGGCCTACCCCGGAATCTCAGAACCCGCCGCTGCAGGCCAACCCTGCCGCCGACGCCGACACCATCCGTGCAGAAGTGCTCAACAATGTCTTCGGCGGGAAGTACAAGTCCGAAGAGGATGCCAAGGCCGGTTTCTGGAACCTGAACAACTACGCCTCACAGGCTTATCAGGCCCTCTCGGAGCGGGTCAACCCCGCTGCCCTGGCCGATGCGCGTGCCATGGACCCCTTCGCTCAGTTGGAGCAGGACTCCCTAGTTAAGGGCGATGTACTTCGGAGCGCCATCCGCGCCGAGGCACAGAAGCTCGTCCGCGAGGAGCTGCTCCCCATGCAGCAGGCCATGCAGGCGCGACAGACCCTAGCCCTTGAGGCGCCGGACTACCTCGCCAATGAGCCCGCCATCTTGACGTGGCTCCAGAAAAATCCCCAGGTCGCAGCTAAGGTGACGCGGCAAGCCAATGCCGGCCTCCACGACCTGGCCGCCGAGACAGCATTGACCTATTGGCGCGCGGCCAACCCGCCCGCACATCAGGGCAATGCTGAACAGAAGGCACAGGCGGCCATCATGGGTGCCAACATGCAGCCGGGTCGGCAGCTCGACCAGGCCCAGAATCGACAGGAAGTGCTGGCGCAGGCCATTCAGTATGGCCACCAGAGTGGTGACCGCCGGGCAGCGTATAGCCAGGTGTTCCCCGGCTTCCAGGTCGAGCTTCCGCCCCACCTCGCAGACCAATTCCAGAGGTAACTAGGCAATGGCTATTCCTACCAATGCCTTTTCACAGTACGGTGTAGGGTATCCCTACTCTGCCAGCGGCGTCAACGTCTCTGTCATCGGTACTCGTGAAGACGCAAGCAACACCCTGACCATGATTGACCCAGACGAGGCCATGTCTCTTGCTGTGCTCAGCAAGACCACGACCAACGGGCTGCGTCATGAGTGGTTCACGGACACCATGCAGGCCACGTCCCTCCAGGCTGCACTGCCCGGTGAGGACTGGGGACAGGGCACCAACAAGGTGCTGAAGGCGCGTACCCGCTTGACGAACTTCGTTGAGTGGAAGCGCCAGGACTGGTCCATCACGATGGATGAGCTCCTGCTCAGCCAGCGTGGCCAGCTCTTCGGGGTGCCGGACGAACTCCGCTACCAGATGGGCAAGGGCGGCCAGGAAGTCAACCGCAACATGGACGCTCGTCTCTGGGCGCCGTCGAGCGGTACTGGTGCCACTGCCACCACGTATGGGTCGGCGTCTGGCGCAGACACGGTGCTTAGCCAGTTCGCTACGTTCCGTGCGTGGGCGTCCGCTAGCGGTATCAGCTATGCGCTGAGTACTGCGAACGGCGCGTTCATCACGGCTGCGTTCTACGACCTGCAGGAGCGCATGTGGACGGCTGGTGCTAAGCCGGACACCATCTTCTGCTCGCCGGGTGTCAAGTCCGACATCAGCCGCACGCTGCTTGGTGACACCAGCTCACCCGCTACGCAGACTGGTGCTCAGGGTATTCCTGGGCTCGCTGCTGCGAATGTGTTCACGGGCGGGGAGTATGGTCCGGTTGTTGACTTCATCCGCACTGACTTCGGTCGTGTCGCGATGGTGGTCGACCGCTGGATTAACCAGGCCAGCGCCATTGTGAATACGACCGCGACGGACCAGAACGCCGCACTCTTCTTGGTCGAGAAGGCCAAGCTGCGTGTTGCGTGGTGGCGCCCCATCCGGCCGTATCAGGTTGCTTCTACTGGCGACAACGTCAAGGTTTATATCCTTGGCGCGGCCACCACGGAAGTCCTGCATCCGACCGCCATTGGTCAGATGTACAACATCACCACCTAATCCTGCGGGGAGGGGGCGTGAGCCCCCTCCCCCAGTTGGGGAGCTCCGGTGGCAAACTGGAACATCAAACTAGAACATCCAGACCAAGTGGCTGCCGACATGGCGGTCATCAACAAGCGGCACCCAGACGACGTCACGCCCACAGAGCAGGCACTGCTCCTGGGCCAGCGTGACCAGAACTTCACCGAGTGGGACAAGCGCCTCTGGGACCGCAACGGCTATACAGTCGGCTTCAACCACCTCATGTCCGAGAACCAGGTCCAGTGGGGCCATAGGGCGGGCATCAACAGCGGTAATGGCCAGCACGAGTGCCGCATGGACATGCACCTCTTTCTGCAGCTTGGTGCATCTAAGTATCCTGAGGACCCAGACTGGTGGAAGGATGACCACAAGTTCTACTCGTTCTTGCGCTCCCACCCGGAGCTTGATAGCCGGCCCGGCAAGAACAACCCGCGCGGGGAGAAGTTCCTCACCCGCCAGCTCGCTAACGTAATCGTCTAAGAGGAGGCATTTTGAAGCTCTATGGAGTTGCTCCGCACAACTACAACGCCAGCCACTGGTACCGCACCATGCTGCCGTGGCGCACTGCCCACCGCATGGGCATCGCCGACACGGTCATCGACAGCCCGGAAATCAAGGTCCCCCGAGAGGACGAGCGCCGGGCCATCGCCACCATGTACGCCGACATCATCCAGCACTACCAGAACTACAGCCAGGGCTTCAAGTTCAGCCGCGATACCGCCGCTACCTTCCCCAGCTACTGGGAGTCCAAGGAGCATTGGAACTTCGGCCCGAACTTCGTCTTCGACACCGACGATGACCTGTTTCGCGTGGAGCCCCTCAACCCTGCGTTTCGGGACCTGGGCACTAACTGGCAGGGCCAGACCATCCCACGTGGCCACCAGGTCACCATTGAGGTTCCCGGTGCTGGGCGGCAGGTGCTGTTTGCAGATGGCAAGGAGGGCTTCTCCGTAGAAGCCAACATGAAGAAGCAGGCCGCGCTACGCGACAACATCATTGCCGCGGACCTGGTCACCACCACAACCCACCGTTGCGCGTCCTATGTGGCCCGCGAGTCAGGCAGGGGCGACATCCACGTCTACCCGAACTGCATTGACTTCAGTGATTGGCCGCGTGTGGACCTGGCCCAGGATGAGAAGGTCCGCATCCTGTGGGAGTCTAGCCACAGCCACTTCGAAGATATGTGGCCCTACGCCACGGCCCTTGGCGAGGTGCAGAAGAAGTACCCGAACGTAGAAATCATCCTGTTCGGTGCCCCCTACAAGTGGCTGCGTGAGCAGCTGGTTGAGGAGCGCACCACCTGCCTGCCGTGGACCACGTACAGCAACTACATCTGGCGCCTGAGCACCCTGAACATGGACATCAATCTGGCGCCGCTGCACGATAGCGAGTTCAACCGCTGCCGCTCGGCCATCCGCATGTACGAGCCGGCGGCCTGCTGGAAGCCCGCTGCCACGCTGGCGGAGAACACGGGCGCGTTTGCGGACGAAATCATCGAGGGCGAGACTGGCATGCTCTTCTCCACAGTGGAGGAGTTCAAGACCAAGCTGTCTGGCCTCATCGAGGACTCTGTGCTGCGGAAGCAGATTGCGGCCAACGCCAAGGACTGGGTCCGCACAAACCGCGACCCCATGCTGCATGTTCCCAAGCTCATTGAGGCATATCAGCGACTCCGCGACATTCGCCGGTCGGTGTCTGTTCCGCCACCGCCCATTGAAGAAGAGGAAGTGACCGCAGATGTCTCTGTTCCAGCCATCGACCCTGACGTTCGGGAATGCGAAGACGCAGGTAGCCCAGCAAGCCAGTAAGCAGAACACCGCAGAGTTCCTGGCCCGTGCCGGCCAGAGTGTGCAGAAGGCCATCCAGAACTGGAACAAGTACAACTGGCGCTGGATGATGGTTCAGGCAGCTGACGTGACCGCCTCCGCTGGGGTCACGTCACTTGCGCTGCCCTACGACTTCAAGGACGTGTACACCCTTAGCGTGGTGTCTCCGGGGCGCCAGCGTGTCTTGACTGGCGTGCCACGGCGCATCTACGACCGGGTGGTCTATGACCAGACGCTGCCGAATGATGTGATGGGCTATGACCTCTTCACACAGGGCGCACTAGGCCGCATCTCCATTCATCCGGTGCCGGACACCGCAGAGACCATTCGACTGAAATACTACAGGCGCATGTGGGTGCCCTGCAGTGTCACCGCCACAGTGGCGGCGACGGGCGGCGCAGACACAGCCCTCGCTAGCGCCTCCGCGGTGGGCGGCTTTGCCGGCATCACCAATGGCTCCCCCATCTATGGTTTGGGCGCTGGGTGGGTGATGTCCTCCACACCCGCCACAGCCATCATCACTAGCCCGTTCACCCTGACTGTCTCGGGGGCGAACATGACCGCGTCAGCTAATACTAGTGCTACGGCGGGGTTTGGTGGGGATGCGTTGGCGCTGGATATTCCGGAGGACTTTGAGAACGGCATCATGAGCTGGGCCACACACCACTTCCTTAGCGGGTTGGGTGCGCCTGAGGGCCGGCTCAGCTACTACATTTCGCTGTCTGAGTCGGAGTTCCAGGAAGCCCGCGCCGCCAATGAGCGGTACGAGGACCAGGACATCTCCTTCGAAATTGCCACCCCGCCGTGGGGGCGTGGTGCGTATTAACATTGAGCCAGTGAGCGGTGGCCTTGTAACTGCGCGTGACCCGTCTGTGCTGCAGCCAGGAGAACTCCAGACTGCAGATGGTGTCATGTACCTGCCTGACACAGACAGTGTGTGGCGACAGCCGGGCGGCAGCTTCTGGAGCACAGTGGCTAGTGTCAGCGCAGATGTGCAGGGGCTGGCTGCGTGCAAGTTCGACAATGGCACTCACCTCCTGGTGGCGCAGGCCAGCGGCAAGCTCTGGACTGCCAACGCAGAGACGAACAACAGTGCCTTCACCAGCGCCACCATCAACTGCAGTGGCCGCAGCGACATCGACCGCCTGACCAGCACGCCCTTCGACACGCGCCACTATCTCTTCGATGGCGTGAATGACAACCGCGTCCTGCTGGAAGATGGCACTTCCCGGCAGCATGGGCTAGCCCCAGTCATCCAGGTTCCGGAATTCATCAGCATGAGCGCGGTGGGATTCTCTACCAGCGTCACCGGCTACTATGAATATTGGTATACGGAGGTTGTCAAATTCGCGGACGGCCAGGAGCTGGAGAGCTCCTATGATAATCCGCTCGTCCTGACCGTGCTGGTCGCAAGCACCGGAACATCCCCAGTGTTGGAGTTCCCGGGTAACCCGACCAACGCCGGCGTGGGCACAGCCTGCTCCTACAACATCTACCGCAGCGAGATGAAGACGGCAGAGAACGACGTTCTCTACCCTGTGGGCCGCATGATTTACAACCTGCCTACAACCAACAACGCCGGCACAGGCGTACGCCTCACCTACGTAGACACAAGCACATCTGCCAACACCGGCGTGAAGACAGCATCTTCCAATGACGCAGTTGCCCTATTGAACGTGACGACCGCGGTCACCGACCGCGACACCATCGTGTTCACACGCGCTAACGGCGCGACCACCGGACACAACCGTGTGGCCCTCATGCGCCTCCACGACTTCAGCCTGGGCACGTTCGTCGGAAACGTGGTCGGCATCTCCATCTCTGTCACCGCAAAGGCCAGCGTGGCCGACTGCGCCCAGATTGTCGTGGGGCCGTGTCATAGGCGCGATTCCAACAACATCGACGTAATCCCAGCACAGGGGTCGTCAAGTGCCTTCACGCCGGGCGCCGCCACCGGCGGCCCGAGTAGCCTAAGCGTTGGGCTCGGTACACTGGCCAGCCGTGCGCGCACCGTCACTACCACATCATATACGCAGTACACGTTTGGAGATGCCACGGACGACTTCCTGCCGGCGCAGTATAGCTGGCGCGGGGGAGACTTCGACAGCAACTTTGCTGTTCACATCGGCATCGAGTTCCTCCCAAGTACCAGCGGCACCGAGACAGTCAGTATTGATGGGGTGTCCGTCACGGTCTATTATGCGGCTACGAGCAGCGCCACCAAGTCCGACCAGCGTGTCTATCCCTCCGTCATTGTGGAGGATGCGGGCGCGGAGCTGCGCTATGGGGCCAATGGCAAGCCACCTAAGGCCAGCATGGGCGTGGAGTTTGAGGGGGCGCTGGTAACCAATGATGTGGCCAACCCGAACAAGCTGGTGTGGTCCATCCCCGGCAGTCCGGACTACTTCCCGAATGGCGTCTACTGGCTGGACCTGCCGGGCGATGGCATCACCGCGCTGGGGGTAGCCAACAACCGCCTTGTCGTCGGCATGGCCGGCCGCATCTACCGCGTCAACTACCTGCCCAACGAGAGTGACGCCAGCTTCAGTCGTGGCCGCGCGTTCGAGCTCCTCAGCAGCTCCGTAGGCGTGCTGCACCAAAACTGTGTTGCCTCGTTCACTACGCCGGAGGGGCGGCAGGAGTTGGCAATCGCAGACGCCAATGGCATCTTCTCCACAGACGCATACTCGGTGCGCAAGCTCAGCAGCGACCTGCAGTGGGTGGGGCCGCTAGCCACCTCTGTGTTCCCGGCTGGCGCGCCCTCGATTTCCAATGCGACCATCGCCCTACTGAATGACCCGCGCACCCAGACAATCCGCTTCCTCACCACGCAGGATAGCGGCCGCTACTTTGCCGGCAGCTATGCTGCACGGCACGCTAAGCCAGGTGGGCTGAAGTGGAGCAAGTGCAGTGCCGGCTACAACACTGGCGGAAATATCTACGTTCCGACTGCGGGTGTCTGCTTCCGACGAGCATCCGGCGCGTGGATTAGCGCCTATGCGTACGCTAGTGGTGTGAATCCAGGTGGGGGCGGCAGCGTCACACGCGAGGACAGCCACGACACCACCACGTTCAACACCGTCCTGAACAGCGCGGTTGTGCCCACCGTGCGCACCCGTGAAATCTACGAGAGCGGCATTGGTGGCGAGGCAGAAGTGGGCTCTGTCATCGTCCATGGCGTAGACCGGGAGACGAGCAACGGCACCAAGAACATTGGCGGCACGGCCTCCTTCAGCCAGTACTACACCAACGCTGCGCGCAACACCGCAACCACCGCAACGGTCCCCGGCGGCGTCACCACCTGCCGCCTGTCCGAGACAGGCGTAGGCTCGGTGAACTGTGATGGGTTCTCCACGGGACTGGCTATCGACACCACAGGCATGTTCGAGCTGCAGTCCATCGGCCTGCGTACCGAGAGTTTCGGGGAGAGTGACGACCGTGCGTGAGTGGAAAGGTAGCAACAACGCGGCATTCACGGGGCAGCAGCGCCAGGCCATCGAGGGCATCAGCACTCAGCTGCATGAGCTGGCCCGAAGCAGCAACTTGCTCAGCCAGAACAGGGTTCCGAGCCGCGGCGGTAGCTCCTTCGTGGTCTCTAGCGCCCGTATGCCGGATGGGGACTATGGGGATGTGCGGGTGTCCGGTACTGGGTCCCGGCTGACCGTCGAGGCCACGGGCGGGACCATCCTTTTTGACTGGTGGCGGACAGGTCCATCTGGCGCCCGGCACCTACACGCTGACTGAGAAGATTGTCATGTCGGCTGGAAACGTGCACCTGCACGGCTCGGGGGAAGGTGTAACCATCCTTGTGGGTGGCGTGGACGCCGACACGGACATCATCCAAATCACACAGGCTGGTAGCCATGTCACGGACATGTCCATCTACGGCTACAACGCAATCGCAACGGGCCTTACGAATGGCGCGGGGGCGGTGGGCAGGGGCCGGGGGATTGCCATCGAGATTCCTGTGGCTGGTGGAGACTTCTACACTGGCGTCCGCATTGAGCGCGTCACCATCCTGTGCACATCTTCGTGGTGCATCTACGACAGCGGCTTCATCCGCTACGAGGACCTGTCCACCATCGCCACGGGCGTCACCGACACGGCTGGGACACGGTTCCCACTGTTCGGCTTCGACACGCCTGTGTTCTCCGCCTCCTACAGCCTGCCGTGCAACACTACGCTGGCCAGCACGAACATCGTCTCTACGGCGCTGGGGCAGTTCGGGCCGGTGGGGGAGTCCGGGTATCCCGGCACAGGGATGCACGTCACGGGGTCCGGAGTTCCGGCCGGGACCTATGTGTCGTCCAAGACGGATGCTAACAACATCGTCTTGACTCAGGCGTGTGTCGCGCCAGCGCCCCAGACCGGAACGACGCTGCTGTTCGACCATGTCTATCCGTGCACCACGACAGCCGGTTCTAAGACCATCGGCTCTGCCGCAAGATTCGGCGGCGTTGCTGTGGCGTCCATCGTGCCGGGGATGTGTGTGCATGGGACGGGCGTTCCGAATGGCACCTATGTTGTGTCCAAGACGAACCCGAGCACGCTGGTTCTGAACAATGCCTGCACAGTGACCGGGTCTCCCACCCTGACGTTCGACCACCTGACGAAGATGTGCCTTGCGGTCTGCCTCCGCATCATCGACTGTACGCTGGCGTTCCCGAACTCGGGTGGCGTGTTGTTCGAGGGCTGGGGCAGCAGCGCAAGCATAACGAGTGGGCTGCTGACGAACAGCTATAGCTTCGGCTCGTTCTGTGCAGTCGGGCCGGGTGGTGCCACGTCTCTGGATGCTGTGTCAATGGGGGCGGTTCACCAGCTTGGAACGTTGGACAAGGTGTTCGACAACAAGTGCGTGTTCCAGTCGCCCAGTGCGCAGTCTGGCGGAATGGCCGTGCCGCACGATGATGTGGACGCCACGATGCTGTCGTTCAACTCCTGTGGCGTCACCCAGCTTTACGGCGCATACTTCGAGGTTGGGTCAGCGTACTGCCTTGATGGGCGAGACATGCTGGCGCGGGGGCTGGACGCATTCGGTTACCGCGAGCACTGGTTCGTCACGCTGGCGAACTGCGTGGACATCACGTTCCGAGACCCCTACTTCATCAGCGTCAAGCGCCGTAAAGACCCCGCGACTATCCTGAGTAATGGGGACTACGCGGATGGGTATCCGCTGCGCTTGTTCCGGGGCCTATCTGGGTACACAGGCGGCAATGGTGGCGGGCTGGTTGTGGAGGGTGGGCACGCGCTGTTCTACCGCGACTACTACTCCAATGATGGTGTCCGCACTGCTCCGGTGTTCCCGTGGGAGTTCGGGGACATGAAGCCGGTCCCAGAGAACGGCAGCGTGAATAGCGCGCCGTGGGACAAGGACGACCTCTACTTCCCGGCGTTCTTGACGGGAGATAGGAACCACCCGTTCATCGTCAGGAACTTCCACATCGCCAACTTTGAAACTGGCGTGGTCCGCGACATCAGCGTTTATCCGGGCTTCGGGGTGGACAATCAGGACACCGAGCTTGTCGAGGACTTCGGGCTGGGGCGGTTCCGGATGGGCGACGACTTCGACCAGTCGGGTATCACAGGCGGAAACGTCCGTGACATCAGTGCACGCACCTCATTCTCCAAGGTCTTCCGTGGCGGTATGCACGCCTATGCGCGTGGGGTTGGACACAACAATATTGTCTGCACTACCCACTCCACTAATGTCATCAACTCTGCTGGGCTGTTCACTGGCACAGCTGTAGAAATTGGGATGCTGGTTGAGGGCTCGGGGATTCCAGCCGGGGCGTATGTTACAGCCATTGGGTCGGCGAACGACCTGACTATTTCTGCTGCTGCCACCACGTCTCTGCCGACTGTTTCGCTGCTTTTCTACGCCAATGGGACAAAGCAGCGCGAGGGGTTGTGGGTGGTGTCGAACCGCGAGGCCAACTGGCGGCAGATTCCCTACATGCGCATTGGCGCGGGCATCTGGTCGAGCATCTACGCTGGTGACCTGTGGATGGAGCTGAGTGGGGCTCCCATTGCGAGCGTCTACCCCAACGCCCAGTTCAAGTGGTATGACGGCTCGGCGTGGCAGGCTCCGCTGAACCGCTCCATCGGCACGGCCGCTGGCGACCTCATTACATACACGGCGAGCGACACCCCAGCGCGGCTGCCAATTGGCACGACTGGCCAGGTCCTGACTGTCTCGGGCGGGGCACCGACCTGGATGCCGCCGGTGGTGGTCCCGGGACCGCCGGGGCAGGATGGGCAGGACGGGGAGGGCGGCCCTCCTGGACCTCCGGGCGCGACTGGGCCTGCCGGTGCTGCTGGTGTTGCTGGGGCTATGGGCATGCCGGGAACAGATGGAGAAGATGGTGCGGCAGGACCCCCTGGGCCGACCGGGCCATCTGGGGCGACCGGGGCCGCTGGTCCTACCGGCCCCGCAACGCCGGGGTATCCGGGCGACGATGGTGAGGATGGACAACCTGGGCCGCCCGGGCTACAGGGCGCTACTGGGCCGATGGGGCCGACTGGTCCAGCCACTCCCGGCGTGCCCGGCCAGGATGGGGACGACGCCAACACCTTCCAGACAGGCACCACCTCTGGCGAAATCGACCGCGGGAAGCTGGGGGCGTCTGCCAAGAACTGGACGTTCCTGGGCAGGGGCACCGCCAGCACCGCGGTCCGGACAAATGTGGTATCATGGGTGGGTCAGTACGGCCAGCTGATGGTCGAATACTTCATCTCTGGGTACTCTGGAGCCTCTATCGGGCGCATCATTGTCGGCCCGAGCTCCGGCCTGTCCGAGACAGCAACAAATCACTGCACCAGCCTCATTGAGGGCGTGACGCTCAACACTACATCGGTCTCGGTTCCTGGTTGGCCAACAGCTGTAACTGCAAGCACCAACCCACGTTATGGGTGGATGTTCATCAGTAATATTGCCTCTGTGGTCAAGCGCATGACCGGCCATGGGCAGCATAGTGGCACGGCCGCGACGGTGGTCCCAACACAGATGCGTATGGCTGGAATGATGTCTGATGCGACCAACAGCATCCAGCAGATGGAGTTGGCCAACTACGCACTTATCACGGGCACCGCAATCAGCGCCCTCACTTTCAACGCCGGGACGTACTTCAACGTCTGGGGAAGGAATACAGACTAATGCCTGGAACCATCAAACGCCTTGCCGGCCCTTTGGCCCTCACCACTACACTCACAACCAACGTCTACAACAACACCTCCGCCCTTATTTACGATGTGATTCGTCACATCCACATTGTAAATAAGACTGGCACAGCCGCAACCTTCACCCTCTATCTTGGTGCTACTGGTGCCAACGCCGCGGGCACTGAGCTCTGGACCGCGCAGACTGTAGCTGCCAACAGCTCATTCGACTGGTATGGGTCCATGCGCATGAATAGTACGGACTTCCTGGTTGGCGGCGCTGGTACTACAACTGCGCTGACCATCTCCATCTTTGGTGAGCAGAACGTTGTCTAAGGGGGCATTATGAATGGAGCAGGTGGGATGATGGGCGGGCCGTGGGGCATGTTTGCCATGTCCATGCTGCCTGCGCTGCTGGGGCAGCTGATGCCCCACGACGACCCTAAGCGGTTGCGGCAGATGGCGTTGGACCAGTTCAATCCAGCGAACATCAGCAATGACCAGCAGTCCCTGTTCACGAACATGATGAATGGGGCCGGCATGAACCAGGCGCGGTCTGAGACCATCGGGTCGGCACAGGCCGGCATAGGCGCCATCCAGCGCCACCTGGGCCAGACGGGTCTTGGCCGGTCGGGCGTGGGCACCGCGGCGCTGGGTGCTGCAGCAGCTGCGCCGGGTATCAACCTGGGGCGGCTGACCGCGGATGCGTGGGGCCGGGCCTCACAGCAGGCCCAGGGGCTGGCACAGCAGCGTGCCGGCACCATCATGGGGATGCCGCAGCAGCCGAACATGGCCATGCCCCTGATGGGCGCCGGCCTGAACTCCTTCATGCCCTTCCTGTTCAAGTTGATGCAGCAGAAGCAGGGCATGGGCGGCATGCACCAGAATAGTCCTATTGGCGAGGCCCAGTGGCCGGGCGCTGGTGGTGACTGGTCGCAGGCGGGGCAGTGGCCCCGTCCGTGGGGCCGCTAATGGCAACGCCCTATCGCCGCTGGAGTAATCCGACTGCATTCCCTGGCTTCACTAGTGCACCGAGCGACCAGAGTAATTGGCAGGCACTGGCTGATTCGTCTGGCGCAGCACACAACATCGACCCCATGATGCTCATGCGCCTCATTGCGCAGGAGTCTGGCTTCAATCCTGGAGCAGAGAACGACAGTGGACCAGGGCATGTTGGGCCCGGCCAATTTGACCCGGCGACTGGGCGCCACTATGGCATGCCTACACCAGCCGACCGCATGAATCCACACCTCGCGGTGCCAGGCGCGGCAAAGTTGCTTAGTGACCTGCAGGGGAGGCTTGGCGGGATGGCTCCAGCGCTAGCTGCCTATAATGGCAGTGTGCACCCGACAGACCCAACCCAGTGGAAGCCAGAGACGCAGCAATATGTGCAGAACATCATGCCCGGACAGCTGCCGGTGGTGGATGCGAAGGCCTTTGGCCTAGACGGCATGCTGGCCGATGCGCTCAAGTACTACTACTCTGGTTCGGCGGATATGCTGGGGCAGACCCAATCCAGCCTTCGGGATGCACAGGCCCAGCAGCAGGACCTGATGGGCCAGATGCAGCAGAACGTGGACCAGCCAGCCCCGGAGAACAATCCACAGGCTGAGTTCATGACCAGACTGATGGGCAACATCAGCCAAGTGCTGGCGCCGCAGCTGCAGGGCCAGCAGCAGGCAGAGCAGACCATCCAGAAGCCACTGGACGACATCCAGCGGCAGCGCGGTCAGCACTTCCAACTGCTGGCCCAGAAGCACCAAGAAGCCGCTAGGCGGGCCGAGAAGCTGGGTGACCAGGAGACTGCGCTCAAGCACTACAACGCTGTTGAGAAGCACCTGAAGCAGGTAGAGCGCCTCTCTGGGCTGATTAAGAACCGCGATGATAATGCGTCTAGGGAGAAGATTGCCGCCGACAAGCGGGCCGGTGGCAGTGGTGGCAGCAAGGCCGACCCAGCACTGGCTCAGGTCACTGGTCCGATGCGCGACCGAATGAAGTCTCTGGCAAAGTCCATTGATAGTGGGAAGCTCAAGGGCGATGCCCTCATGAAGGCGCGCCGAGAGTACACCAACCTCAGCAAGAGCAACCGCGCGACGCTAGCCAACTATAAGCCGGGCGGTCCGCTGGAGGCCACACAGGTCGATGTGATTGACGAGATTGGAGCAGACGTGCTCAAGCAGGCCACCGCAAAGGGCTGGTCCAAGGACCAGGTCATTCGGTACATCAGCAGGCTGCCGGGCGGAGAGACTAACTGGGAGCATGGGCAGGAGGGCATCACCAAGCACGAATTCAAGATGTGGATTGAAGACAACATGCAGGATGGGCCGCAGCAGGGTGGCGGGGCAGCACCCACACAGGGTGGAGCACAACTAGTTTCTAGGAGTGGCGCGCAGGCAACACCGGAGGTGCAGCACATTGCGCAGTTGGCGCAGCAAACCCGCCAGCAGCTAGCTACGGTTATGCAGCAGACACGCGCTGCCGGCGGTAACGAGGCACTGACTATGGCGCCCCGCCTGCGCGAGAAACTGCACAAACTGGATGCCAAGCTCTCTTCCCTGGGCTTCACCCTACAGTATGAGGCGGGACAGTGAAGCTGCCAAATGCGCCCTCTGGTGGCGGGCTGAGTCTTCCAGATGCTGGGAAGTACATGTCTGGCAATATTCTCAGCAAGGGCATTGACTTGTTGGGTACTGCGAACTATGCTGCGGCCGGCGCGGCGGACGCGCTCCTCTCTGGAGACAATCCAATAGAGGGCGCTGGCCGCGGCATTCAGGAGCGCGCGTCCTTCGTCGACACCCTGCGGCATCACGGTGCTCCAGGTGTCGTGGCCCTGCCTGCTGGACTGCTGGCCGATATTCTAGTGCCAGCAGTCCCGGGCATTGGCCTAGCCACAAAGGGTGTGAAGGCGGCGCGCTATGCCCGCCTGACTGGCGTGCTGGAGCGGTCGCTGGGAGAAGAGCGCAGCCTGGCCAAGATTCTTGTCAGCCACACGGGTGACATCTCTGATGTTGCCTATGATGCGTCTCGTATGCAGGATGCTGCTCATGCGGGCGAGGCTGCCGGGGATATGTTCCATGCGCGCGCTGCCACCACTGAGCGGCTGCGCCCGCAGGACATGGACCCAGAGACCACCGCCAAGCTCATCGAGTCGGCAGACACAGGGCCGCAGAATCCCTTCTTCGCCGCCATCACCGGAACCACGTGGGCCAAGAACCTGGGTCACGTCAAGTCCGGGCTGCTGGACCCCCTAGAGAAGTTGATGGACCAGCCCATTTTCAAGGGTGTTGGCAAGGCGTGGGTCAAGCTGGCCGACACCATGCAGCCCATGAACAGGGCGCTTGAAGGGGAACTGCTGGCTCGGGTCGAGGACATTGCGGCGATGGTTCCGAAGGCCGACCACAAGGCGTTCTGGCTGGCTACGCATGGTGAGAGCCTAGCTGATGATATGGCCCATTTGCAGGAGCCGCTGGCCAAGTGGCGCCGCATGACCGAGGAGGTCTATGACCTGCATGCGGGGTTGGGCACACGGCAGAAGATGGGCATGCACACCTGGTACTTGCAGAACAGGCTGACGCCCGCAGAGAAGGCCGCCGCCAAGGACCTCCACACCAGGCTGGTTGCCGGGGTGACAGAGCATGGCGGCAGTGGCATGTCGCCCATCACCATTGGGCATGGGGCGCAGCGGCTGGACCGCTGGGTTCCGACTGCGCTGCGCGATGAGACGCGCGGCTCCAATGTCGGCCGGTTTGTGTGGAAGCTGGCGCAGGATGGTGCGGAGTTCGACGCGAAGAGCGGAGAGATTGTTGCGCTGCTGAAGCACACCAAGAACTACGGCATGAAGGTGGCGAAGGACCGTGTCGTGAAGCAGCATGTGGAGCGCGGCCTGCCAGATGTCATGTCGTACATCCACGAGATGCACCCGAATGTGCCGATGGCAGAGGTGCGGGCCGAGGCAGAGGCCATCCTGGCCAATGACCTGCTGCGCACGGGCGACATCAGCAAGCAGCTGCAGCACCAGCGCATCACCAGCACGCTGCCGGACCCCGACGAATATCATGTGGACCCGCGGGTCTGGGGCGCCAAGTTCGCCCGGGACAACGCTAACCTGGTGGCGCGCACCAAGGTGTTCGGGCCTGGAGACCAGGTGTTCGACGGCCTTGTGCACCAGTACAAGGTGCTGAACGGTGTCGAGCACGCCGCCGAGATAGCAATGGAGGGGGAGGTGAAGCGCGGCTATGACACGCTGTTGAAGAGTCAGGCTGTGCTGACCAATAGGCTGGATGACCCCACCAGTCCAGCGCTGCGGGCAATCAGCACCATTTCGGACTATTTGTTTTTGGGGCCGAAGACGTTGCTGCTGCAGGCCACCACGTTGGCGAACCACGCGGGGCTGGCCGGAATTGGAAACTCCCTGGCAGGAGTCGGTATTACGTTGGCGGACCCGCGGTGGCAGAAGTTCTCTAGGCGCATTGGTGTTGCTGTGCCGAACATGTTGGATGCGCTGGGGACTGGCACGGCGAAGTTCCGTAGGTGGAACTTCGTGCTGAAGGCTGTTGGGCATGCGGATGCACAGATGCGCATGTTCGGGGCGGTGGCTGGTGGGTTGCACGCGGTTGAGCTGGAGGAGCAGGTGCTCAAGTTAGTGCGCGCCGGCAAGCTGGAAGAGGCTAAGGGCGTTGTTGCGTATATGGGGCGCAGGCTAAAGGTGGATGCTAGTGTGCTGCTGGAGGGCAAGGCGCTGCCGGATGCGCTATTGATGCGGACGATGCAGAATGTGGCGGATGTGACGAACTTCACGGGGGATGTTGCGCGCATGCCGAAAGTGCTGCAAGGCAATGCGGGCAAATACTTTATGAAGTTCAAGGCGTTCAGCTTGCAGCAGTCCCAGTTTATGGGAGGGCTGCTGGAGGAAGGCCGGCAGCATGGGAACTGGAAGCCGTTGTTGCGGTATGCGGCTATGTTTCCGTGGGTTTACAAGGACGTGTTGAAGGTCACGAATCAGTTCAGGAGCAGTGAGCGCCAACTGGACCCTCATGAGGACCCGCTGGAGTACCTGAAGAACCTGCTGATGATTGGGGCTCTTGGGTATTGGGGTGATGCTGGGATGGCGCTGGGCAGTGACAGCGAGGCGCTGGGGCTGGGCCTGGTTGCCGGGCCGAACACTGGTGCGTTGTTGAAGACGAAGCAGGGCGCCAAGGACCTGTTGCCGTGGCGCTTCGACCCCGTGAAGGCGGCCAGGAGCCTGCAGCCGCAGTCCATCAACCAGATGAGGAGCCTGTGGGAAAACTCCCAGTGACCCTGAAGGAGGCGGCCAGTGTCGTTGGGTTCCTCGCGACGCTCGGCTCGGTGTGGTATACTGCGGGACGCGTCGAGCAGCGCCTCATCAATGTGGAGGCTCGCGTAGAGAGGATTGAGAAGCATGAAGATTCCAGGCTTGACGACACTGCGACGCCTAACCATCCAACCAGCGGAGAAGGCAATGAACCTGTTGTTCCTGAGCGTAGCAAAGAAGTTCTTGGCATCTACGGCGAAGTCCGTCCTGGCCGCGCTTATCGCTGGTCTGAGCCTGTTTCTGGGGGCGCCGGCGCCGAGTGATGCGGCCAGCCTCCAGGTCTGGGCGCTCATCTTGCTCGGCATCCGCACGCTCATCAGTGTGCTTGGCCGGGTCATTGAAGAGCTCAACAAGCCGAAGCCGGCAGCGTAATGCATGAAGTTTCCAGACCAGACTCGGGCAATCGAGGAGCAGGACGAAGACGTTCTACTCGCAATGCTGGTTTGGGGGGAGGGGCGTGGCGAGCCGCCAGAAGGGCGGAGCGCCATAGCCCATGTCCCACTGACCCGGAAGAAGAAGAATGGACTCTCCCTCCGGGAGACTATCCTGAAGCACAGCAGGCGAGGCATCTATCAGTTCAGTTGCTTTGCGGTGAACGACCCAAACCGGTCAAAGCTACTTCGACCAGTAGAGTGCGAGGGGCTTGGCCTTTGGGCGGCTTGTTGGCGTTCTGCGGTAGAGGCACTTACGGGCCAGAGCGCAAATCCGGCTCCCGGAGCCTCGCACTATGTGGTGCGGCGCCTTTGGTCCCGCCCTGCCGCGGTTCCCACCAAGCCATTGTGGTATGAGCACCCGTGTGTGACCAGTGGTGTAACTTCTTTCGTGGCCGCTATCGGGGGTCACGTCTTCGCGAGGACAGCATGAGCCCAGTCATGGACGTACAGGTACAGGCGTTTCTTACTGCCCAGGCGCCACTGCAGGCGCTACTGCAGGCCCACATCGATGCTGCGTATGCAGGCGGCACGCAGGTCCCACGTTCGATTGTGTTTGCGTACAACGCTGGGACGGAGCGCAACCTTGAGCTTCTGCGTGGTTAAGATGCTGCTCCGTTGGGGCGTTGCGGCGCTGGCTGCCTGTGGACTGCTGTTTGGTCCACAGCCCAGCCAGGGTGCCCAAGTCAACACGGTGGTTGACAGCATTGTGTATACGCCTACGTATCACAATATTGGTATCCGCGTGTACTACCATGGGGATGATGACACTACAGCTACTTGTACAGGTACTGTCAAGCTGAATGGGGCGGCTGGGTCCGACACCATCTTCACATTCTCTAGGTTCCATGGGTGGAACCGCGCTACCAGTGGCGACTCCGCGCGCTTCTGGGCGAGCAGCGTGTTCTGGTGTGGGTCCGACAGCATCTACAAAATCACGCTAACGCTTGCGGATGCAAGCGGCTGCACAGGCTGTACGCCCGCAGAGGCGACCGTCACTACGTGGCCTCCGCCCAATATTGGTGTGGTGGGCAAGCAGATTTGGATGGGGCCGTTTGGCAGTGATGCCAATAGCGGTCTCAGTAGCTCCGTCCCCAAGCGCACGTTCGCGTCTGCGCTGGCAGCCATGACTACTGCTGGCGACCAGCTCCGAATGCTGGCCGGCACCTACTACACGATGCGCACCGACACGCTGCTGGTGCCGCCCGGTACGAAGAACGGCACGGCTACCGGCCGGTATAGTGTGGTTGGAGATGCTGGTGTGATTATCAGTGGAGCAGACACTACTGGACTAGATGGCGGTACTTGGGGCGCCACCAATAAGGTTGGGGCTGGCGCGTTTGCTAAGGCGTTTAGCCCGGCCATCTGGCCCAGGACTGTTGTCATTGACGACACGCTCCGGCTCTATCCCTACAACACCTTTTACAAGCTGGCGTCTGACCCGCAGAGTGTGGTGAGCACGTGGGGCGCATATTGGGTGACTGACGATGGCGACTCTGTCTTCATTAGGCCGCCTACGTCGCTTGGTGGGGTGCTATCTGGGCACACAGTACATGTAGCCAGGTCGCCGGCTGCTATGCGCGTGCAGGGGGACTTCTGGCGCATTGACAGCCTTACGTTCCAGCACTTTGGGAATGGGTTCAACCAGACGACCATCGCGCTTGGTGGGCCGGTGGTGTCCGTAACATCCCGAAATGCCCTGGTGCAGAACTGTGAATTCAGGAACCTGGGCCGGCCTGGTGTCGGCATCTCCTACTACTTCGACAACTCCCAGTCCAACACTGACTACGCCACCATCCAACGTAACCGCTTCACCACATACACCATCGGTGACCAGTGGAACTACCCGAAGACCCGCTATGTTGGGTACGCGCGCGGAGCCGGCGCTACGTGTCCCAGCGCCGACAGCACCTGCTTCTACCTCAACATCACATATCCGCAGCTGCTGGTTGAGGTGGGTAAGGGCCACGTCATCCGCTATAACCACTATGTTGGCGGGGCTGATGGGGCCATTCGGCAGGTCAATGCCGAGGCCCGAGACAGCAGCCAGGCGCAGATTTCAGACAACGACTTCTACCAGAACAACATCCTGGACATTGGGTCGGATGGTATCGAGCCGGATTCTGGGCCATTTGTGAATTGCCGCTACTACCTGAACACGGTGTTGGGCGGCGATTCTGGCATCAATATGTCGGTGTATCGCGGGCCGGCGTTCTTCTTCTACAACACGTTCATCAACCAGATTCGCGGGGTGCTGCCGGTGGGGCTGGTGCCCGACCTAGATGTGTCTCGCGGGCACCAGTGGTTCATCAACAACACCTGGGTGTCTGGGCGCAGTGATGGAGCAGGAGTGTGGACCCAGCCACAGAGCGGCACACAGAATGCCTATAGCAATGTGCATGTGCTGAACAACATCATGGCCGGGTACTCGTTCACGACGACCGAGCGGGGGGTGTTCAAGAACGTACTTGGCAACCGGCTCTGTGAGTTTAATTACAATGCTGGGTTTGTACACTCCGGCGGCACATGGTCCTTCACCACCTACAGTGGCACCACCCGAACTCAAGCCACCATCGCCGCTTGGCGAGACAGCAGTTATGGGTTTGGTACCAATGATATTGCGTTGCCCAGCCTGGCGTTCCGGGACACTGCACATTGGGACTGGCGTCCAAATGGGGCTAGTACGGTGATTGGTGCAGGGCAGCGTATCAAGGGAATCAATGCGTCGAACCAGTTCCATGGTACGCGCACTGCGCCTGGCTTGTCGCCATACCCATGGCCGTATATGGGTGCACTGAAACCAGTTACTGTAGCGGACTTTTCACGGCGCCGCGTATGGTGGCGGCGATTCTTTTACTAGGGGAGCACTACAATGAGCTGCAGCAAGACCAGTAGGGTCCGCACAGCCCCAGACCTCTCAGTGATTACTATTACGCTGAGTGCCAGTCAGATTTCCCGCAAGGACATTGTGGTAATTGACTGGATTAGCTTCAGTGGTGTGTGTGGGGCCACAGACGAGAACTGGTATGTCTCAATTGATGATGGGACTACTGAGATGTATCGTGTTGGGCAGGCGGCCGCAGCGACCACAAGGGACACGCTGTTTGTGCAGTTCCATACTGGCTTCCCGTTGTGGACCCCAGTGGCCTCTGGGTTCTCTGTTTCTAACGGTCCCCCTGCCCCCACAATCAACTTCAGTCTGTCGGGGCCGACCGTGGCCGCCGGGAGCTTTTTTGCTGTGGGCTATCACTGTGAGGCAGCGACGCAGCGGGCTGGGGAGTAACAGCCTCCTCAAACATCTCGCAGATAAAGGGCGCTACTCGGTCCCACCGCGGACTGGGGGCGCCTTGTCTTTGTGCCAAGAAGACTGCTTCCTGGATGCGCGCCACGATGGCAGTCTCCATGTCCTGAAAGTGCTGCCATTCCTTCTTGAGCTGATAGGTCTTTGTGTTGGGCACATTAGTCTCCGAAACTAGTGAGGAGTTCGTCGAGGTCCTTGATGAACTTGCGAAGCTCTGCGCCTGTACAGCCCTGCCCGAACCGCCCGATGAGCGTGTTCAGGCCCATGCGGTATTGGCTGTCTCTGGTGGAGCGGAAGATGGTCCGCTCCTCCAGCGGGATGACGACGCGCCGTGTCTCGTACTGTTGGGTCACCTGCATCATTTCGGCGGGCTCCAGCCGTCAGGGGCGGGGGTGAGCGGCATTGATAAGTCATCGTCGAGCGCGGCTTGCCGCATGATGGCGTTCCAGTCGCGCTCAATCAGTGCGTTGTGGCGTGCCCACCCCATCTGTCGGATGCACTCGTCGGCCAGCGCCCGCCACCCCTCCATCACGAAGTGGTTGGGGGTGTGGGTCAGCACCTTAGGGGCAGCCGCACCGAGGCTGATAATCCACAGGCGGGTGGCCAGTGTCTCGCGCAGGTCACTCATGGACTTCTCCCCAGACGGTTGGGCTGACCATCTTGTCGTAGGGCACGTTGTGGAAATACATGAGCTCTGGGGCCTGTGCAACGCGCACTTCCCCGTCATGGATGAGGCGGTCGATGAGCATGGCGTCACGGAAACCGTGGTTGTCGTCGCAGATGAAGCGTGTGGTCGGGTGGGCCGGGCTGAACAGGATGCCGTGCATAGGTGGGCGAGCGAAGCCCCCATGTGACAGGAACGCGTCCCGCTTGATGATGAAGTTTCCGAGCGTGCTGTCGCAGGGCCAGAAGCGGCAGCCCGGCCGGTCGTTCCACGGGCACCAGACCACGTCTGGCCGGAGGAAGCCCTGCGCCTTCCCCATCATCTCCTTGATGTAGTCCAGGGAATAGCTGTCATCGTGGCAGAAGAAGCCCAGCCACTCGGAAGTTGCTTTCTCGGCCAGCCGCTGTCGCTTCTCGTAGCCGAACTCCTGGACTGTTTCCACTAGGCCGAGATAGTCGTGCTTGCGGGTGGCTGGGGCGCAGGTACCGCTACACTCCACCAGGACTTCGTCGGGAGTCCGGGTCTGGTCCTCCAGGTTCTTGAGGATTGGGTCCGGGGTGCTGTTGTGGCAGGTTACGATGGCGGTCAGCGTACTCATCAAGCCTCCGAGTTAGGCAGTGTGGGCAAGCACAGGGCTCGCTATAGGGCTGGTTGGTGATGGGCCGGCGGAAGCTGGGCCAGCTCATGCTGGTCGTATGCCCACGGAACATAATACCCATTGTGGAACTCCATTAGGGCAGCGCTAACGAGCCGCTTCTTGCGGCGCCGAGAGCGCGCCCCCTTTACCGGGATGGTGTGTAGGCGTGCTAGCAGTTCGTGGTATTCGGTAACACGCAGGCTCACCAGCTCCCTCCACCGCCACCACCACCACTGTCACCACCGTCGAAGCCGGTAAAGGTGGTGTCGGGGGTGGTGTCGGCATCCGCGTTGTAGGTGCTCGGGGCAGTACCCATGCTGAGGAGGTCATCTGTGATGGATGTCTGGCCGAGGGGGCGTGTGGTGCAGGTACAGGAGATAGCGGCGTAAGCTGAGTGATAAAGGCGGGTACAGCGGGTGCACTTGTAGGTCATAGGATGGGGGCCATTCCGGAGGTGGGCTCTGCGATGGTGACGCCAAGGATGATGGCGCTGGGATAGGTCTTCTTGACGCGGTCGAGGGCCTCCCAGAAGCTGCCGGCAACGACCGGCAGCTGGGAGGGGAAGACACTGTTGGACAGGAAGGGGTCTGCTTGGAATGTGCTGCTGGCGGCGGGCTGCCGGACCTGGACGTAGTAGAGGGCTTTAGGCATGGGGCCATCCGGGCCACTTGCCAGCTTGGCAGAGCTGCAGCATGAGGATGTAGTTGGCCACGTCGAGGCAGGTGTCGGTCAGCGTTTCGTCTTGGAACTCTGCGCTCTTGGTGTCGCGGTGGGGGTTCGAGAGTGTTTGGTCGAGCCGAGCCAGCTTGTCGTCGAGGCGGACCAGGATGCCAACGGGGCCGCGTT